GATTTACAGATGGGCTCGATATCATCGACCTGAACAAGCCAGAGTTCGCTATCTTTTTGAGGGATAGCGGATTTACTCAGAACCAGATCAACGCCTCAGCTAACATCTATCTCCTCTCGGAGCGTGGGTATGCCAAGTTGTTGAAGATTCTGGAAGACGACAAGGCTTGGGAAGTTTACGACCAGCTGGTTGACAATTACTTCAACATGCGATCCGCCATTCAGCAAGACAATCCTTCTATTGTGGCCAACAAGCGGCTGGAAATCATGGAGGCAAACGCCAAAACGCGTCGTGCGGGTCTGCTGTACAAGCTGGCGATGGCCACCAAGTCCGAATCATCCTCTGAGGCAATGCTTGCTTTGGCCGCCAAGGAATTGACCGGCGAGATGACAATCCCAGTCATGAAGCAGAAAGAATACAGCGCTGGCGAGGCGGCAAAGAAGCTCGGTATCTCATCTGGTCAGAAGGTTGGAAGTATTGCTAACCGTCTCGGTCTCAAAGCTGACCAGCCTGGCCAAAACGAATACGGCCGCTGGACCAACAGCAAATCCCGCTACAGCGACAAAGAGGTACCGCAATGGGTTTACTCGGAACGCGGCGTCCAGGCAATCAAGTCGTCAATCTCAAAGCAAGGAACGGAGGAAGCAAAATGAAATTAACAGTTGAATTCAGCGCCACCGAGTTACAAAAAATGCTCCGAGCTATTGCAGGTAGCCAGGAGCATGAAGAGGGGTTTCAGTCTAGCGGCTCTGAAAACATCATCATGCCGCTATCAAGTGATCGCGTGAAAAAGATGTGGAATACATTATCTACCCTTTGCTTTCTCGGTCCAGATGGTTTTACGTGTCTTTCTGATCAACATAAATCTGACCATTTTTCGACAAAATCGGATAATTTGAAAAAGCAATAAGTGTTTTCATTTTCTGATCAAAATCAGTGAAAAGCAAAACTCCATCCGAATTTCGCATATATGCCTGGAAATGGTATCCGTCTGCTTTGGCATAGTGATCTAACATTTTTGCGTTTGGACGAGTAGCAACTTTTATTGAAGCAATTTCATTGCTGACAAGTCGGTAATTCATGTCGGGCCAGGGCAGATCTGTTATTTCTTTGATCTCCAATTAATTTTGCCTCCTTCCTGTGACGCCACAATTATCTCACTCTCGGAAGCCGGTGAACCGTGAAAATTTATGAAAGGGTTGATTGGCATGTTAGTCATTGACATCCCGTCCGCCATCATTGGCGGCATCATCATCAGTATCTGCTGGTCAGAAGTTAAAGCAGTTTGGGCCAACCGGCACGAAGTTGTCAAGCTGCTCCGGAGCAATTGGAAAGGAGGTGGAGATACAGATGATCGACATGAAGATCGATAGTCACCACTATACGGCACTCGACGATGAAGAATTCGCGGAGTACCAGCGGCTAAAGTCAGCAAGCAGCCATGAGCACCTGCATGGTGTTTGGTCACTCCGCCAAGCTTATAAGTACATTGGCAAGGATTACAAATTCATGCAGTGTGTTCTGCGCAGTACTGATGGGCACGAGCTGTTGAAAAATGCCGTTGTGCCAAACAGTAAAGCACACGGAAAATATGATGTTTTTGCTGATGAATTCATTGATATTTGGGATAAACACAAAGCTGACATGGTTCTGATTGCACGCCGAATGCGGCCAATATTGTACCCAGAAACGAGGCGATAATGGTGGAACCAATTGATCAGTATCGGTTATAGACAGTTGAAGCATACCGAGCACAAGCGTCAAGCAATTGGCAGAAACGGTTAGCAGACAGCATTTGCATGCGGTTGCTGATCAGCTGCCGCAAGAAAGAAATGGAGGAACAACGATGATGCCTAATTGGTTGTACTACATCAAGGATTACGAAGCATTCGAAGAAAACTTGGACCGTGTCCGGAATTATGCTGCAGAGGTAGACGATGACGTTTTCATCGATGATGCTTCGCCGGAAGCAGATGCCACAGCGTTGAATGTTGCGCTTGATGTCCTGGACGCGCAAATCAATCGTGCAAAAAAAGCCGCCGACGGGGCAACGTCAGACGGCATTGTGAAAGGAAATGTTTTGCATGAATAGCTTAAACCAAAACGAAGTATCTGTCACGAACTTCGGTGTCAAATTTACGCCGGCGTCTCTGGCTATTCAGAACTATGACGCCATGGTTGAGCAGACCAAAGCTATTGCCGCCAAGTACGCTAATATGATGATCACCGAACGGACACTCAAAGCAGCCAAGCAATCACGAGCTGATCTGCGCAAGTTTCGGGCGGCCATTGAGGACAAGCGCAAGGAAGTTCGACGGGAATATGCCAAGCCCTACGACGATTTTAAGGACAAAGTAGACGCGTTGACTGGCATCATTGACCAGGCCATTGCCCCGATTGACGAAGGTGTGAAGGGTTTGGAAGAACGGCAGCGTCAAGAACGGGAAGAAGCCGTGCGTCAGGAGATCAAGACCATCACGGAATCACGTGGCTTGGTACCGGATGACATTCAGTACGATCAGCACTGGGGAAACAAGTCGTTATCCAGCATTGAGCGCACCCGTCAGATTGCGGCCGCAGCCGATTTCGTCAAAAGCCAGAAGGAAAAGCATGAGGCTGACCGAAACGCAATTGCTCATTACGCCAAGGCATTGGATGTTGATGCTGGCGGCTGGCTTGGGCTGGTTGACCAGGGCGTTGAGATGACCGACGTCATGGCTCGGATGGACAACTATGCTGAGCAGCAGAAGCAGGAGGCGGCAGCTGAGAAGCAACGTCAGGAAGCACAGGCAGCCATTGACGCCCTGCACCAGCAAAAGGTCGGTGATCAGGTGATTGATACGGAAACCGGTGAAGTCGTTGATGCTGGTCCTAACAAGTACAGCTATGTGATTGAAGTCTCTGCTACGCCGGACGAAATGGACGCGCTCCAAGCCTACATGACTGCGAACGGTCTGTCCTGGGCGGTGAAGTAATGCCGCTGATGGAAATGGATCGCATGACCGATGATGAAATTCGGCGGTATTTGGAACTAATGGACGAGGAGGAAGATGTCTAATGCAACCGATTGTGTCCGCAAAAAGCCTTAACCGTACCAAGAACTGGCGGGTGCTCATTTATGGCAAGCCTGGTGTCGGTAAGACGACTGCGGCTCGCCACTTGACTGGAAGAACTTTGGTACTTGACCTGGACGATTCGAGCAAGGTGCTTTCCGGTGCTGACAACATCAATGTGCAGCCATTTGACCGTACGAAGCCAATGGTCGAGATGAATGACTTCGTTACTCACTTGAACGACATCATCAAAGGGTATGACAACCTGGTCGTGGATAACATCTCTGCATTCGAAAAAGATTGGTTTGTTGAACAGGGCCGGAAGAGTACCAACGGCATTGGTAACGAACTTCAGGACTACAGCAAGTGGACCAACTACTTCGCCCGGGTCATGACGACTATTTTCATGGATGCGGATCTCAACGTCTTGGTCACGGCATGGGAGAATACCCGCGATATCACAGCAGCATCTGGGCAAGCATTTTCCCAATACGCACCGGCCATTCGGGACAGTGTGCGAGACAGCTTGCTTGGCCTGACTGATGTAGTTGGTCGGCTGATTGTCAATGCTAAGACTGGCGGGCGTGGTGTCATCCTTGAAGGCACCGACGCGATATTTGCCAAGAATCGACTGGACAATCGCAAAGCTGCATCTATTGAAACCTTGTTCGACTTTGGCAAAGCCAAAAGTGAGACGACGAAGAAAGAACCAGACGTGAAACCAGCAAAGAAATTGGAGGAATAACAAATGGCATTTGCAATGGACTATTCAAAAGCCACCGAGGGCGGTGTGGCTGACGGCACTTACGAGGCAGTGATCAAGTCCGCCCAGTTCAAACTCACCAATAGTGAGAAGCAGTACATCAACTTCGATCTGGTGATCCGTAACGATATTGACCAGCATTACAAAAATATGCACGTCTTTCAAAAGGTTTGGCCAAAAAAGGGCACTCGGGACTACAGCATGGGCTATCTATTCATGATTGGCATGAACGCTGGCATTCCGAATAAAAAGGAATTTGCGTCAATTGACGATATGCTTGCAGACTTCGCTGGAAAACCAGTCAAGGTATCTGTCAAAAACGAAGACTCGGAATACAACGGCAAGACCTACACCAACCTGAACATTAAGAAGTGGGCCAAGTCTGAATTTCCAGATGTGCAGCACAAGTGGAAGGCCGAGAATGAAGGATCAGGCGACGACACCCAAATGGCTGATCCGTTTGCTGAAAGCAGCAAATCTGTCAACATCAGCGACGACGATCTTCCATTCTGATTTGAGGTGATCACATGGCAGACGGAGGCTGGATAAAAGTATATCGAAAAATACGCCAGTCCTTCGTATGGACTGACGCGAATCAGCTAAAGCTTTGGCTATTGATTTTGATGAAGGCGTCTCACGAAGGCAATCGGTTTTTGTTCAACGGTCAGCAGGTGGACGTGTCCAGCGGACAATTCGTCACGGGACGCGACGCACTGGCGTTTGAGTTCAACAAAGGTGTTAAGCGTGACCATCGGATTGTTGCAAGAACGTTATGGAGATGGATAAAACAATTTGAGAAAGAGCGAATGTTGTCCATCGAATCAACCCCGCAATACAGCGTCATTACAGTGATTGAGTGGTCAACATATCAAGATGGTGACCATCAAGTGTCCATCGACTGTCCATCAAGTGTCCATCAAGTGTCCACAATCAAGAATGCTAAGAATGCAAAGAATGCTAAGAAAGAAGATAGTCAGCATTCCCGCAAGCGGGAATACGCTGACGACTCCTCTGAAATGATTGAGGCTGTTTACCTATGGGAAAAAATCAAAGGCAACAATCCAGAGCACCGTAAGCCCAACCTGCAGTCATGGGCTGATGACGTCCGCAAGATGAATGAGCTTGATCACCGTCCGTTTGAAAAAATCCACAAGATGATTGACTGGTGTCAACGAGATGGATTCTGGAGCACTAACATTTTAAGTGCTGCCAAACTGCGGTCTAAGTATGACACCATGGCCGCTCAGGCAAACAGCAAATGGCAATCGCGTAATCGTTCCATCAATCCGAAGACGGCACAACCAGCTTGGGCTGACCCCAATTATCAGTCACCAGACGCTAAGCCAGCTGATCAGATGACACAGGATAAATTGGATGCTGAAATGGCTCAATTGCTTAAACATAGAGCAGAACGTTTGGCAAAGATCAAAGCTGACAAGGCCCAGCGCGAAGCAGAAAAACGAAAGGAGAGCACGAGATGAGCACTATGACACATAAGGAGCGCCAGACAGTGGGCCGTCTGCTAGCTGCCAAACTGTTGGACAAGCGCGTACCAGAAGACGCGCCAGAGTGGCAGCAAGTACGTGAACTGCTTTGCAGTAAAAAAGAGAAAAAGGCAAACAAGCACCCAGCCAAGGTCAGCGGCACTAAAAAACGCCAGTTAGAAGCCATCAAAAAGCGCAAACAGATATACCCAAGAATCATTGAGCAAGGATATGCTAGCTGGCAGATAGCGGCCAAGCTAGGAATTAGCCGATCCGTTGTATCACATGATCTTATGCGCTTTGGTCTGCAGGCTCACCAGCGCTATTACTGGCGGGCAACCAATACAGCAACTAAGAATACGGAATATTATATCAATTCATCAAGCTTGCAGGCTGATACAAAAATAGTCAAAACACTGTGGCGTATCGACAGACAAGCAGTTGTCGGTCCATGGCTGATCGAACGCGGGTGCTGGTATCAGGACGCCAACGACAATTGGCACGAGGTACCAAAATGATCCGCGTTGAAGTGCCGGGAACACCAGTGGCGCAAGGCCGGCCACGCTTTGCCCGTAGAGGCAAATTTGTTAGCACATATGACCCGCCTAAGTCACGATCCTACAAACAAAAGGTAGCCATATACGCACGTGCCTCTATGGCGTCCAGAGAGGCTATTA